ATTGACGAAGCGGATCGGGCTGGCACACATCGAAACGAACTGTGAGCCGGTGCCGCGTCCCCAGGCTGGAACATACGGAGCCGAGGAGGTATCGCCGCCGATGGGTGCCGAGGTACCGAGGCCGAACTGCTGGATACCAGCGCCGCCCTGCACGCGGGTGCCTGCCCAGAACGGGGCGCGCGAGGTGCCGCCACGGTTGGTGTTGAAGCTACATTGGATTTTCTTGCCGCCTTTTTCAAGGCGCGTCTGGAGCTTGTCGAAGTGCGCCTGGAGGTCTGGAATCTCCTCCACAAACGACTCAAGCTCAATCGCTTCTACTGCTAGTTCTGTGGCTAAAGCCATTGGAATCCCTCTGAAATGAAGTCAGGCGGTGGAACGCACCCCTGCTGCGTGTCTCATTCAGTGGATTCGCAGTAGCTCTTACGCTTTAATTTGTATCCCGGCTTTCCCGGCGCGAATCTTGCTACCAAAAATAATACACCATCTTGTCAAGCCTGCAACTGAACCACCTTCCCGTTCCTCAACGGGAAAATCTTCTTGTGAATCTGGTCGAGCGTCCGGTTTCGATGGTCGATGTCCGAATCCTTGGGCCTGACCGTTACCATCTGGATACCCTTTGCTGGAGCCGGAGAACTCCCGTTCGTCGGCGCTGCACCTCGCGGCTTCGCGTTCAAAAACGGCTTATACCGCTCATTGACCAAGGACTCCATGACCGTCTTTGCGTGCTTGTCGAAGTTGACTTTGGCGAAGTTGAGCACGGTCCCCGGATCGGGGTTACGCATGGCCCTGTAACGCTTGATCTGGCCCATGTAGTTCGCGTCCTTGGCCGCTGCCGAGGCTACGCGCTTGGAGAACTCCATCTTGAGTGCATTGGCCGTGGGCGCGTCCAGATTAAGCCGTTTCGCGTAGGGCGCAAATAGCTTCTGGAACTCAGCCGAGGCGTGCTGATCGAGCTTGGGCGAGATATTAGTGTTCCAGTGCGCTTCCTGCTCACGCTCGTTAAATTTCGCTTCGCGTTCCGAGAGTGAGTCTTTAGGCGGTTGTCCGTTTGTTCCACGTGGAACATTTTTACCAGTTGGAAGTTCCGCCGCCTTGCGAGCCTGGGCGTTAAGCCACGCGCCCATGTTGGCCGCGAGTGAAACGACCTTTCTTTGCTGATCCGCCTGCCAAGCCTGCTTCTGCTGTTCCGTCAGCCACGATGGGGGCTTTTCCTCAAGAACGTCCACCATCGCGTTGTAGCTCGACACAAGATCGGAGCTTTTCAGAGCCTCTACGAAGTGAGGCAGGACCGCAGAGGCGTAGCCCTCCGGGTCCATTGTCTTTGCCATGTCGAGGATCGCCGGGGTCATCTTGACGATCCCGGCCTTCATCTCATCATCGAAAGAGTTGAGGGCTTCCGCGTCCCCAGCCACGATCCGCGCGTCAATCTCTCCGATTTCGCGTACCGAGTCCTGTAGGGCTGCAATGGCCTCTGCGCCCTTCAGTTCTCCCCGTTCCGGGTCGTTGTGGATGACGGAATCGAGCAATGCGTACCGCTCCCTGACACCCTCAATGCCCTTGGGGTCAAGCTGGTGCAGGGCGAACATGGAACCGTGGTTGTTTTTGGCGAGTCTGGCAAACTTTTCTGCGTTCGGATCGCCGGATTCCCGTAATCCTTTGAGCCATTGCGAGTATTCGCGGCTGGCTTTCGAGGAATAAGGGTCTTCTTCGGTGCGATCTGCCGAAGAAGCGCCCGATTCAGCCGATTGATCCTGTCCACTATCCCCTGCGGTACCGCCAGCATCTAGTGTCTCCTCAACGTCCAGTACTGCTTCGTCTGGCATGTCTCAATTCTCCTTTTTTACAACCGCCGCTACGTCAACGGCTTACCAACAATCGAAACCTTTTGCTTTACTGGAACGCCCTGTGCGTCCACGCCCTCTTTTTCCTGCGTAATTTCGTGTGTCTGATCCTCGGGTTGAAGCGCATAGGGAGGAACTTGCAACCCCATCGCCTCAAAGAACGCTGCCTGCGCCTGCGGTGGATACTTCGACGGATCGACCGTCACAGACCCCTTGAACTCCATCTCCTTTGGCGGCTGCAACTGTTTCAGCATCTGCATGTGCTCTTCCCAGTGCAGCATGAGGTTCTGGTAGATCGCTTTCTGCTCATCGTCACCGTATTTCAGCTTTCTGCCAGTTGGTGAATTCAACATTCCGAGCGTGATCGCCGCGTGGATCATGTGATTGTCGCTGGTATTTTGAGCCACGGGCACGGTCGATACCTCGGGCGGCATTTGCTGAATCTGCTGCTGTAACTGAGTCCCTTGCTGTTGGAGCGCCTGCATCGCCTGCTGGCCCTCTGGCGTCTGCGCTTCGGGATGAGTCTGACCCTCGGAAACCTGCGCCATGATTGCCTTTAGCTGGTCAACCAACGGTTGCAATTGCGGATTCGGGATCGGTCCGGACCTCATCAGAATCTCGAACTCGCCCTGCTGATCCTCTACCGCGTCCTTGATCGGGCTTTCGAGCTTGGAAAGTGTTGGCATTTGCATGAACGTAGAGACGTTGCGCGGGTCCATCATGATCTGCTGGTACAAAGCCACATTCCCGCTCTGTTCGAGTAGTCCCGCCATCTGCTCTTCCTGCTCAGCCATGGTTTGAGGGATTTCAAGCGATTCCGGCTGTACCAGAACATTGCCTTGCAGCTTCGATAGCTCGATTTTGAGCTTCTTCTGTCCCGGAAGCGATGCTGAAAAATCCGCAATCCTATTCTCCGCCGCCGATTCAACGGCCTGTTGTGAAATGGTGCAAACACCCTCACAGAGTGCGCCCCAGGGCATCGAAAAGACCTGTAGAGCCTGATCCCGTTTCAGCCGCGTCGTCTTGAAGACGCCCTGATCCTCCGAACCATCCGCCTCACCAAAGGCCGCTGGAGAGCCGCCATCCATCGCCTCGGGCCCACCGGAGATAAGCCACTGGACGAACTCAAATATCGCATTGTTGGGCACCGGTACATTTTCCACGCCGGTAAGATCGGGGATTTTGAGCGGGCTTCCTTCGTCGATGTAAACGGGAGTGACTTTTGCGGGATCGTTAGATTGCGAATTAAGGAGTTGCGTATCGATAAAGGGTTCACGTGCAAACCGTCGTGGAACCGCAGAACGGAAGTAACGATCAATGAGACTGATGTTGGCATTGAGCACCTTCTGCAAGGGCAAATAATTGGTCAGTAATGCTTCGCGGTTCTGCCCATCGCCGGGTCCGGGATGGATGAACTTCACATGCTTTGACATCCGAGCGTTGCGGATAAATGCCAGATTCCCGCCGGCGTGCCATACTTCCAAGCCGTCGGGGAAAGTTTCATTAAACAAATCCCTGATTTCATCGTCCTCAATGCCCTCGTACTCGCTGGGACGGAAGAACGTCACTGATTCGGTGCCGTCGTTCTTGTACGCTTCTCCGCTTGAAGAACTCGCTTGGACAGCCAGCCGCACGTTGATGCGCGCCAGCCGGTCGATCTGGTCCATGCCGCCGACATTCCCGCCTGCCGCGATCTTGTCCCTGATCCACGGGTACTGAGCTTTGAGCTTGTTGACCCCTACTTCGTGCTGATAGCGGCACCAGCCCATCTCCTCCTCTTCGTCGGCCATGAGCGGGACTTTCCATTCAAGTTTTCCTCCGACAAAGGTTACTTCACGGCGGGCCGGTGATTCACCGCTTTCTGTTCCCATAGCAGGCGCATTGTTCTCTTGCGTCTCATCCTCGCCGCCAGCCAACTCCGTCTCTGGGGTAACTCCTTCCGCCTCTGGCGCACCATAAACAGGCTCCTGTCGATTCGGTAATTCCGTGCCCCATCTTGTCTGGTCCGCGACCGTGTAGGTCAGGAAACCCACGCGATCATCAGTACAGAAATATCCAGCGGCTTTCTTGACCACTGACTTTAGATTCGCCTGATGAATGAACACTTCCAGGAACTTCTCAGCCTCTTCCGCCGCCGCCTGATCCATCGGGTCTTCGTCATCAACCGGCGCAACCGTCGTTCCGGGAACTTCGCGGCTCAATAGCGCCGTAATCTTTTTGTGCCGCGCCCCAAAGACATTGCACGAGAACAATTTCATCGCGTTACCAGCAGCCATGATTGACGCGGCTCCGCTTGTACCGGACGATCCGCCGAACATCCCCCAGCCCTTCCAGCCAACATTCAGGAACTGGTAATTTCTGCGGAAAAGCCGCATCTCCCACGCCTGCAACACTTC